TGTAACTATGTGGTCAGTTACATCTTCCTTATCTTCTTTCTCCATGTCCTTATTCAGTTGTACCCACCTGTTCCATGCATCGTCACTGAAGTCATACACTTCAGGTGCCTCTTCACGTGCAAACTCCAATGCCCACAGTAACGGACCACGTAGTATGTCAAGTGTGTGTTCTGGTAACCCCTGTGCATCCGGTAACCGCTGTGTGCGTTCAGTGTGCACTAACATGAAGCGATTCAGGTAACCATTCAGAAAGTCACCATCTTCTGTATCTGTTAGTAACTCATGTGGTGTGACATGGGTAACAAATGACAGTGTTACATCGGTTGATACTCTCTGTTCAGATGCAGTGATGTTAGCTGTTGATCCAGAATCCCAATACACTTTCAGTACGTCTTTGATATTGGCACCAGGACGTTTAGACACGTGCATGACACGGCCAAACTCAGGTTCCTGTATACAACACCTTCTGTCTCTGACACCACCTTTTCTGACATGTGCCACTCTCTCACCTTGTATAACTGCCACTTCACCAGTTTCAAGGTCATCTGCCATCATCTTGATAATCGCTTCACCAGTTTGTACACCAGTTATCTGATTCCATTCAGGGTCAATAGGTGACAGAAAGTTATGCACTTGTGACCATGAGTCACCCTTACCTGCCCTAGCTGACTCACCTACCAGTAATACATACATTGATGTGCGATGCCTTGACTTTTCGGCAAGGAATCCAGGTGCAATACCGCCATGTTCACGTGCACCTATCATATTGCCAAACACTGTCAGTGCTTGAAACAGTAACGCTGCTGCACCAGTTTCACTGAATGGCAGTGTGCGAGTTACCCATTTACCAATTGGACCTTCCAGTGCTGTTTCATTTAGTATGGGTTTGTTTACTGTTTTACGAAACCTGACACCACGGTCATATACCGGCACACCAGTTGGTGGATAGCGACAAATACTACGTGCAATAGTAAATGTTGCTCTTTCAACTTCATCGTCATAGATACTGACATGATTCAGTGCCACTACTGTCAGTATCTCTTTTATGTCTTTTTCATTCAACCAAGCATTACGCAGTGTGCCAGCGAGTGCAGTCAGTAGGTTATTACGTTCACCACTTTCAATGATGAATTGGTCATTTCCATGTGCACTCTGCCAAGTTGATTCATATTTGGTTTGAAGGTTTGTTTCAATGACCCTATCAAGCCAAGAGAATGGCAGTGTTGCAAATTCAAACTCAGGACTGCCATCTTCAATTACATATGAGTTACCATCCACTATAGATGGCGGTGCAACTACATATGCATTGATTAGTAACTCTACACCTGGTGCAAGCTCTTTGTTGTTACTATACGGCTTAGTATCTTCATAGAAGTCAGGTGACACTTGATAATAATAATGCCAACCGCCACCGGCTGTTCTTACTGTATATGTGTCAGGTATTGATCCGTGCTGTTTGACTAACGCACGGAAATTCTTTTCACCGTTGTGTCTAGGATCAATGTCTATTATTACAATGTTGGACTGTGGTAATGCAATACCAATGTTACTTATTGATCCTATAGGCCACCACTGTTTGATTACTTCAGGCTTTGTAGTGGCATCATTTTTAGCATGACTCCTTGGCAGTGGTTCTTTACTGTTAGCTTGTAACTGAAATACAAAGAATGCACGTGAAGCGTAGGCAAGTGCAGCGTCCCTAGGGTCTTTACCAGGTTGGAAGAATGACAAGAAAGCTTCTTCACTTTGCATTACACTCCTTGTTAGTCTTAGTAAGGTGATTGGATTGTGGATAACTACTAGTGTGGATAGTAGGCTAGGCTACCCTAGGGTGACTAGTCCTAGGGCAGCTTTGCCAGTTATCCACAAGGAAGCACCTAGCAGGAGTGCACAGATGGCTTTCTCACCCGGATACTTTACCCCACGTGTCAAGCACCAGTAACAGATCGGTTGTGTGAAAGTGACACTGTTGAATAGTACACTGACTAAGTGTGGATTAGGTGTGAACTTGACGCTGACGTGAGGTTCGGATCGAATATTCCGATAATCCGATGTTCCGATCAAACCGGAACGGAGACTATTGAACAGTAAGCTATTTACTATCGTGAATAGTAATTATGAGATTCATTCTCATTATGACAGTATCTTCAATCTTGTTGCTATCATTACCCCCCGTTCAGGATTGATCGGAGCATCGGAATATCGGAATATTCCGAATAATCCGACATTTCCCTAATTTGCCGAAAAGGTAACAGTAACAGTGACAAGTGACACTAACACTCAGTAGTAACAACCTACGATTGACAGTAGTAACAAGGTCACCAACCATGGCGATTTGACACCCTTGGTAGATTATTCAGAACGTGTCAGCAGTGAAACGATATAGAGAAAGTGCAACTGAACGTGGTGACAGAGTGACCGCCAAAGAAGCACGGCGTCACCCGTCAGTGTTGCACAACTGGCTTACTAGGGTGGATGGTAGGTTCATGGGTACACCTACTGATATTCACCCTCATGATGCCATACTGAAGGTAATCAGAATTACCAATGGTGAGATTGATTACTGTGACATGCAGATAGCTAAGCTCTGTGAGGATGAACTGTTTGAACGTCCACTTGTTACTATCCTTGCTGAAATGCCTGATGGTAACAAGGAGCTTATTACACAGAAGCGTGACCATGAGGTACTGTCACGATGGGTACTGCTACGTCAAGCTGCTACTGACAGACTGGCACGTTACAGTAAGATGGCACTGGACATTGGCATAGAAGAGGCACAGTTGAAACTGGCAGAGCGTGAAGCTGACATGGTGAGTCACTACTTGGAGGCAGTCATCAGTGACTTGTCACTGACACCTGATCAGCGACGTAAGCTTGGCCCATCTATGCGTAGACACCTTGAACTGATTGAAGGTACAGCAACGGAGGTTACTAATGGCAGGTAAGGTAACTAACAGCAGGTTCCCAACCAGTGTCACTGTCCCTACATACGGTGGAGATTACAGTGACATTATCGCTGACTTCCCTGAGTTGGCTGATGAGATACAGTCACTAGTGGCATGGCGCGATGTTGGTCAACCTGACAATCGTGGCACTGACGCTAACAAGTTGTACCCTGAGCGTAAACCGTTTCCGTACAGTAACTACAAGTAACTGTCATGCATCGTGATCCACTCTATCTACTACTGTACATCGTAGCATTCATTGTGGTAATCATAGTGATATTCGCACTGCTCGGTGACGTTACAGTAAAGTGACATGACATTCAAGCCACACTCAGTGGAGTTTGACATTACTGTACTGACTGCGTTGCAGCAGAACTGGTTGTATGAACATGCAACTCATCATCACTTTGATGGTGTTGTATTAGAGAAGATTGACAGTACAGGTGCAGTCATGACTCTTCACTATGATGACGGTCCTTACCTTACGTTCTTTGTAAAGCCGAATGGCGTTGGTGAATTGTTGTGAGCTTGACACTCTCACTGCAACGGTTGGCTGACAGATACGATCCTGTCTATGCCAGTTACACATTCGATCCTGTTGCATGGTGTGAAGACATACTGCAAGAAGAAATGTGGTCACGTCAGATGGACTTGATGGATGCTGTTGCTGACCACCGTTACACTGCTGTCAAGAGTGCACACAGTACAGGTAAGTCATGGACAGGTGGCAGACTCACTGCATGGTGGCTTGAAGTGCATCCACCTGGTAGTGCATTCGTAGTTACTAGTGCACCAACACAACCGCAGGTTGAAGCGGTACTGTGGCGAGAGATTGCACGTGCACACAGTAAGGGTAAGTTACATGGTCGCATCACATCAGGTGCAGTACCTATGTGGAAGATCGGTAATGAAATCATTGCATATGGACGCAAGCCTGCCGATTATCGTGACACTGAGAAAGCCATGCAAGCGTTTCAGGGTATCCATGCACGGTATGTGTTAGTAATACTTGATGAGGCATGTGGCATACCTAAGTGGCTATGGGATGCAACTGACACTCTGGTTACTAACGAGGATAGTAGAGTGCTGGCAATTGGTAACCCTGACGATCCAACTGCTGAGTTTGAACGTGTCTGCCGTCCAGGTTCAGGTTGGCATGTCATGAAGATATCAGCGTTTGACACTCCTGCTTTTACTGGTGAACAGGTGAGTGAACATCTACTACAGTCACTAGTATCTAAGACATGGGTGGAAGAACGTGCAAAGCGTTGGGGTGTAGGTTCAATGTTGTACACTAGTAAGGTAGATGCAGAGTTTCCTGAAGTAACTGAGGATACGCTTATAACACCTAACATGGTGTTACGTGCACAGCATCAGTCACTACCAGGTATAGGGCACGGACGCTTTGGTTGTGACATTGCACGTTACGGTGACGATCAAACTGTCATCATGCGTAACCGTGATGGTGTCATACGTACAGTGAAAGTAATTGCAAAGAGTGACACCATGGAAACGGCGGGGTGGATTGGCAAGTACATACTTGACACGGATGAGACTTGTCCTGCCGTTATTGATGTTATTGGTGTTGGTGCTGGTGTATATGATCGTGTCACAGAAATGGGTAGGCCAGCAATACCGTTTGACTCATCATCCAGTGCCAGTAACCCTAAACGGTTCAAGAACCTGCGGGCAGAAGTGTGGTGGGCAGTAAGTGAATTGTTTGAAGCAGGTGTCATTGACATTGATCCTGATGATGACGTGTTGGCATCCGAGTTACTAGCAGTCAAGTATTCTATTGACAGTGCAGGTCGCATCTACATTGAATCAAAGGATGAGACAAAGAAGTCACTAGGACGTTCACCTGACAAAGCTGATGCACTCATGATGAGTTGTTACATGGCTAACTACTGGTCAGCACCACCGTTCGATCCACGTGACAAGAACCGCACAGTTGGTATTACTGATGACTTACTTGAACGTGCACTGTGACACATGCTATGGGAATTTGTGGCTGCTATGGTAACTGCAATTGGAAGCATCATTGGTGCAGGATTCACTATCAAGTGGGTTATTCACCATGAACAGGAACAGTGTGATGCACGGCTTGATGCATTCAAGGAAGGATTAGATCACAGTGACCAGTCACATTAGAAAGGTGATTGTCACTATGGGTGCATCCCTTGCGCTTGCTGCATCTGCTGGTGCACTAACTGCAATGGCACTAGGTGCAAGTAATCCACCAGCGCCACAGAAAACTGTTACTGTCAATGTGAGTAACACACCTGGACCAGTTGGTCCGAAAGGTGACACTGGACCTGTTGGACCACCTGGACCTAAAGGTGATACAGGACCACAAGGACCAAGTGGTGCAGTGTCATGTCCGAATGGGTTTGTACCTGGTGACGTTGTAATCAATCATCCTGGTGGTCAAGTCACTATCTATGGCTGTATCAAGTGAAAGGAGTGACTATGGAATCAAAGTTTGATGATGCAGGGTTAGAGTACAGTGACGATAAGCCGGTAATGGTCCCTAACCCTGAACCGATGCGTGAACCATTTGACCCTCATATGATGCCACTGGATGATGAGGATGATGCACGTTACTTACAGTTTGGTGATCCACGCAGGTTAGAGGTTGAACGCAAACGTGGACTACCCTTTCTAGGTGATGAGTAACATGGCACTGAAACGAGTATGGATACCGTCACCTAACTACTCATCACGTGGTGGTGCCAGTGTCAGGTTGGTGGTATTGCACACAGCTGAGGGTGCACGTACCATTGAGTCACTCGGTGGATTCTTCCAGGGTAACGTTGGCGCATCAAGTCATGCTGGCGCAGATGACAAGGTGAATACCATCGGTGAGTATGTGTCACGTGGCAACAAAAGTTGGACACAAGCTGACTATAATCCACAATGTGTCAGTATAGAGTTGTGTGGATTTGCGTCATGGTCCACCAGTGAGTGGCGTGACAATCACCCCAACATGTTGGAGAACACTGCCAAGTGGATTGCTGAGGAATGTGCACACTTTGGTATTCCACTCACCAAGCTGTCAGCATCACAAGCACAAGGTTCTGCCCGTGGTGTGTGTCAACATAATGACCTAGGTGCCGGTGGTGGTGGGCATTGGGATTGTGGACCTGACTTTCCAATTGATTACGTACTGTCACTCGCTCAGGGTGGTGCAGTTACACAACCGACAGAAGAGGGTGACATGATTGCATCTTGTCTCGCAGCTAATGGCGCTCACCATGTGTTTTGGGTTGGCAGTGACGGTAAGACAGTGTGGTACAGGTGGCAGCGCAAGAATGAAACTGATTGGAATGATGGTGGCACTCTCACCAAGTCCAAAGAGAAACTGGTTGGCCTGTCAGCTTCACTGTCAGCAAGTAACACAATGGAGTTGTTTGCACGTCAGGAAGATGGTGACCCTGTTCACTTGTGGCAACGTGAAGGTGAAACAAGCTGGTCAGGTGGTGAAGAGGGAAAGTCAAAAGCTAACTTCACCGGACTTCCAAAGTAACTGACACAAGGAGACAGTAACCATGGCTGGAAAGATCGACGGTGCCGGTGCAGAGATATTCCAACCTGCGCCATTGGTGTCACAAACAACTTACGGTCAACCGAATGTCAACCCTGGATTTGCACCATATCCACCTGTCACACCAACACAAACACCAGGTAAGACCGCTGGTGTCATTCCTGGTCAAGCTGTACCCGGCATTCCCACCAAGTAGTAACTGTTACCATGTCAGTCAGTTCAACTCGTAAAGTCAAAGCACGTACACTAGTTACGTCAGTGAATGGTGCTGGTCCACCACCTGTTGGTGAAATGGGACAGGTGAACATTGGTGGCGTATTGCCATGGGCGGAGATAGGTTGGGTTGACCAAACTGAACATGTACCTGAACTGACATGGCCTAGATCAATTCAAACATACAACCAAATGCGAACTGACAGTCAGTGTCAAGGTTTGTATCTCGGTTGTACTATGCCTATCCGCAGGTACAAGTGGTTTGTTGCACCGAACGGTGCACGTGATGAAGTGGTGCAAGCTTTTGCCGATGATGTGAACCTACCAGTGCAGGGTGAACTGGCACAGAACAAGCCACGGACACGTGACAAGTTTCATTGGGGTAACTTCCTACGTCAAGCGTTACTGGCAACTGTGTATGGTTTCTATTACTTTGAGAACATCGGTGTCATACGTGACGGCATGTGGAGACTGGTTGACTTGGCACCACGCCCACCATCAACTATTTCACAGGTGAAAGTTGATGAACATGGTGCACTAGTTAGTATCAGGCAAGCTGTTGGTATCTCTTCACCTGAAATACCCGCTTCACGTTTGACACCTATGGTGTGGGAGTTGGAAGGTGGTAACTGGTTCGGTCGCAGTATGTTTCGCTGTGTGTACAAGAACTGGCTAATCAAGGATAGGTTACTCAGGGTAGATGCAATGAAGCATGACCGTAACGGTTTAGGTGTGCCATGGATTGAAGCACCAGTTGGTGCCACTAAGCAACAAATAGAGTACCTGAATCAACTGGCACAGTCATTCCGTGCTGGTGACATGTCAGGTGCATCTACTCCTGCTGGTGCAAAGCTGACACTGGTGGGTACAACAGGTTCAATACCTGACACTGTGGCATCAATCAAGATGCACGATGAAGCGATGGCACGTGCATTCCTGATGATGTTCATACAACTTGGTCAAACACAATCAGGTGCACGTGCACTAGGTGAGTCATTCATTGACTACTTCACCTTGACACAAGAAACAATTGCACTGTGGGTTGAAGAGGCAGTGTCAGAGTTTCTAGTTGAAGATTCGGTGGACTGGAATTACGGTGAAGATGAACTGGCACCACGTATCGAGCATGAGCGTAACCCTGATCCCGACCTGTCAATTGCTGACTTGGCGTCACTGGTAAGTAACAACATACTGCACGTTGATCCTGAGCTTGAATCTTATTTCCGTGACAAGTATGCACTGCCGGAATACACACCGCCAGAAGAGTCACCAACTCCACCCACACCCACACCACCTGTGTCACAACCACAGCCACCCAATACCAGCGAGCCTACTGCTATTGGTACGCCACCAGTGACACAACCACCAGTTACAGTTCCACCCCCTAGCAAAGCTGCAACTGGTGACAAGCGGCGTAGAGTGTCAGGTGAAGTGGTCAGTTCTCTCCTGCCACTTCCAAAGCGCACTCTACGCCGCCAACCTTACAAGCATGAAGTGCAAGCTGCTGTTGACTTTGCTGCACTTGACACTCTGTTTGACACATCACAAGCATCACTGGTAACCGCAGTAAAACAAGGACAGGGTGCACAAGTCAAACAGTTACAGGAACAGATAGTTGCAGCAAAAGCAGATTTGGACAAGCTGGCACTGATACAAGCTGACCCTGTACATGCAACTGTCATTCAGAGTCACATGGTTGACATGGCTAGTGACGGTGCTAAGCAAGCAGTAGGTGAGGCAAAGCGTCAGGGTAAAACAATTCCAATGCCCGACATGACTTCAGCAAATGCGTCACTCGCCAAACGTGCTGCATCTACTGACCAAGTGCTGGCACGATCACTCAGTGAATCAGGTGCACGTAAAGCTCTTAGCCTAACACCAGCACAGTCACCTGAAATGGTGGCAGCTTCAGTTGGTAAGTACCTCAACAATCTGTCAACCAGTTACCTGCAAGATCAGCTAGGTGGTTCACTGCAACAGGCAATGAACACTGGTCGCAAAGAAGTGTTTGATGCAGGTGACCCCAATTCATTGTATGCTTCAGAGCTACTTGACAGTAACACATGTGAGAGTTGTGTTGAAATTGATGGCACTGAGTATCCTGACTTGGATGCAGCGGAAGCTGACTATCCAACGGGTGGATACATGGACTGTTATGGTGGACCTAGGTGCAGAGGTACACTGGTCGGTGTTTATGGTGAAGTCGAAACACCAGAAGGGGCATAGTCACCATGTCACAAACACTTACTGGTGTGCCAATCGTGGAGACTGGAATTGAGTATCCAACTTCCACCGGCCTAGTTACTCTTACTACTGAGGATTTGCAATCCATTGTTGAGTCACAGGATGACCCGGCTATTGTTTCACCACGTCTGAAGCTCGGTCATACAGATGTAAGGTTCAATGGTCAAGATGGTGAACCTGCATTTGGTGTCGCCAGTAACTTGCGGTTGGAGAACAGTGGTAACACAGTGGTGTGTGACTATGTTGGTGTACCTGACTGGTTGGCCGCAGTGTTACCAACTGCATATCCTTCCAGGTCGATTGAAGGATTGTGGGACGTAGAAACTGTCACTGGTCACAAGTGGCAATTCGTAGTTACAGATGTGGCACTGCTAGGTGTAGTGTGGCCGGGTATCTCCACACTTGATGACCTGGAAATCTCACTGTCAGATACAGGACCGGAAGGAGTTACTATGGCCGAACGCACCACGGTAGTAATGGCAGAGTCAGTGTCAGACACACCGTGGTCAAATTTCAAAGACTCTGACTATTCAGATGCACAGTACGTCAAAGCCACAGTGTATGACCGTGGCAAGTGTAACGATGCAATGAAGAACGCTACAGCCAAACAACGTTACTCTCTACCTGTCAGAGAACCATCAGGCAAGTTGAATCGTAACGGTGTCCACGCTGCTGCTGGAAGAGTGAATCAAGTTACTGGTGGTTGCAGTGAAGCTTTGAAAGCTGCCGCAACTACGCTAGTCAATATGTACAAGAATTCACTCAAAGAAGATCCACCTGCTGCACTGTCATCACTTGCTGCAACACTGTCAGCTTCTACAAACGCAGAAGATGTACGTAGATCATTCTATGACGATGTTGCCACTCAGGAGAATGGACAGTATTGGTGGTGGATTCGTGCACTGTTGCTTGATCCTAATGAATTGATTGTTGATGACGATGAGGGAGGTTTGTATCGCATACCGTTCAACATGGGTGACGATGAAGTAACTTTCAGTGACCCCATCCCTGTCAAGATTCAGTATGTGGATCAACCTGCAACAGCTGCCAGTTTCGCTGGCGCAGTGATTGCATCTGTATACAGTGACAGTAAGTCATCACGTCCAGACACAAGGAGTAAGCCTAGCGTGACACCATCAAAAGTTACTGCAAACATCAATCTGGATAAGCTGAGAAAGCGTCTTGGTTTGCCGGATAATGCAACTGAAGCTGAAATCAATTCTGCGCTCGAAAGTGAGGAAACCAGCACTACCCCTGCTGAAGACGATTCCGTGCCCGCAGAGAGCGGCACAGAGGCTCCTAGCGGTACCTCAGAGGGTGAGGGTACGCCAGAAACCACGGCCACCGCAGCTTCACGTGGTGACACTGTTGTTGTTGACCGTGACACTTTCACTCAGATGCAGAGTGACGCCACACTCGGCAGGCAAGCGTATGAGCGTCAACAGAACACTGACCGTGACAGTTACTTGACGGCTGCTGTGCAAAAGGGAAAGTTTGCACCTGCCAGAGTTGAACACTGGCGTAATGCATGGAATGCTGACCCTGAAGGTGTCAAGGCAACAATTGATTCACTTGCAGAAGGGTTGATCCCTGTTGGTCAACTAGGCACTGCACCGAATGAGGAAGGTGACACAAGTACAACTGCATATCCGCCTACACTGTTCCCTGAGCTTCAAAGGAGACAGCAACCTGCAACCATCATTCAGGAGTCATAATCTATGGCATCAAATGAGTGCATCCCCTTCTATGATGATGGTGACAACATCACCGGATTCTGTGAAGCTGCTGTAACTGGTAAGACATTTGTAGCACTTGGTACATCACGTACTGATCCTGCATTTGATCCGACACAAACAGCACTGGATACTGACCGTGGTTGTGTACACATCAAGCCTCCCACTGCTGCACAAACAGCACCTATCTTTGGTGTTGCTGCATATGACGGTCCAGCAAATGGATTTGTCGATGTGATTCGTGGCACAAAGATGGTTGTACCTGTCACTGCTGCACTTGCATTTACTACTGGTGAAGAAGTTGGAGTTGGACCAAACGGTCAGGCAACACCATGGACTGCTGGTGTCAAGTGCGGTTACGTGGTTGGTGACTGTGCCGGTGGCGAAGATGCACAAGTCAGTCTCTACTGAAAGGTAAGTTAGTGCAACCAGGAATTGTCAAGCACGGTGGCCTAGTGATTGCACGTGCCGAACCTGTCACAGCTGGCAGACGCGCACCTGTGCAAGCAGTTGGGTTTCCTGCCAACCCTACTTACACACCTACTATGGCACCGGCGGCACACCCGCTAGGACCACCAACTGTTTCTGACACACTGATTACCGTTGACCTGTTGCTTCAACAGCCAACACGTGTCACACAGATGATCATGGACCTGACACAGCAACGGTTCATCGCTGACCGGATTTTCTCTTCTGGCGGTGGTGTTACTGGTGGTGCAGTTGTGTACGATCAGGCAACTATGAACCAACTGTATACTGCACGTGACGTGCAGAAAGTTTCACCTGGTGCTGAGTTTCCGATTGTCACCAGTTTGAAGCTGCGTCCACGTGTTGCTGAAGTGGAGAAGTACGGTGGCAAGGTGTTCATCACGGATGAGGCACGTGACCGTAACCAACAGTCAGTGTTCGCAAACCAAATCAGGCAGCTTGCAAACACGATGGTTCGCAAGATCAACCTGATTGCTGTCACTGTACTGGCAGCTTCAGTTACAGAGTACACTCAGACGTTCTCTGGTCACCCATGGAGCGCAGTGCAAACAGCTGGTGGTACTGCATCGCAAGCATCAGAGTATCCTGCTGCTGACTTTGCTAAAGCGCAACAGTATGCTGACCAACAGGAACTAGGTGTCACCTATGACCTGTGGCTGTTGAACCCACAGGAAATGGCGACACTGATCACACTGTACGGTTCTTCAAACCTGAGTGCACTACTTGGTGCAATGGGCATTGATGTGTACTCATCCAATCGCATTCCCGCTGGCACAGCATACGTTGTGGCATCAGGACAGGTTGGTGAAATGCGAGTGGAGAAGCCACTAGGCACTGAGACATGGCGTGAACCTGAAGAAGAGAAGACATGGGTGCAGTCAAGTGTGCGTCCTGTCATGTATGTCACTAACCCGTTCAGTGTCCTTCAGGTGACAGGTATTGCGTGATGGCGGAACGTACTATCAGACATTTGGGATTCTGGTACATGGTGGAACTGGAAGACAGGTTTCATCCTGGTAAGAAGGTCTGGATCGAGCGCAGTGCTAGACAAGGTGAAACAGTTGACATTCCACGTGAAGAGGATATTGCACGTGGAGAAGAATTACATGCATTTGTAACTGAAGAGGATGAAGCTGCCGCTAAAGCTGCTGCTGAAGCTGAAGCAGAAGAGGCAGAAGAAATGCGACAGTCACAGTTGGAAGCACAGTCACCAGTTACCACACCTGACACTGAAGAAGTTGATTCAGTCAGTGAAATGAGTGACGATGAACTGGTAGCTTGGATCAAGGAAGACAAGCCAACTGCACATGAAGTAGTTGATGCAGCTGAGGGTGACCCTGACCTAGCACGTAGGTTGCTTGATGCAGAAGATAGAGCAACTGGTGGTGACTCACGTAAAAGTGTCATCAGTGGATTGACTGCCATTATCCAACAGGGTTAGTAATGCCGGATTTCTCCATCAAGCTTGGTGCGACACAACCAGTGTTTGCGTACCAATGCATACGCTCAGACGGATCGTCACCTGTCATTGACACTGCCGAGTTGGTTGTTGATGACATGAACTTTGACATGGACGTTGACACCACTGACAAGTCACTGGTTACTTACCAATTCATTGCTTCTGACCTGACTACGGTGGGAACATTTCCTGCATTCATCCAGTCTGTATCTGGTGGATTTCCTGAAGTGTTCCCTGACCGTGGTGTACTTACATTCAAGGTAGAAGCACTGTTACCAGATGACCGGACGTTTGCCGTCACTCCTTCACCAACTGAAGTTGCACAAGCTCACCTGATGGCGAGAACACGTGACACTTACGGTAAGCTCCTTGGTAAGTTCACACCTGATACATCAATCACATATCCGCAAGCATTGGCAGCGATTGACGATGCTTACACTGAAGTCATGGATGAATTCGCATCAACAATGGATATGTCAGATGCACCTGCTGTGAAGCGTGTCATTGCACTGTTAGCTGCTGCAAACATGGAGCTTGACTTCTTTCCTGAACAAGCTGCACAAACTAACTCTGCATATGACAAGTTGTATGCAAGGTACCTAACTGACATTGAAGCACTACGTGGTGTAACAGGTGAGGAAGAGATAGAGAGTACGATTGCATATGCATTTCCACCACCAGCTATTCTCTGGAACAGGGTACGCTGGTAATGCCACTTGAATTCACACTTGAAGTATTAGGTGAAACTCAGATTGACCGTACCTTTCTGCGTATGGCAGATAACGCACGGACAACAGAGAAACTGTGGGAAGAGATACTGAAAACACTCAGGCTAATTGAACAGGTACAGTTTCTCACTGAAGGTTCACATGGTTCAGGTGGTTGGGCACCACTAGCGGAAAGTACACTCAAAGCCAAAGCACGTAAGAATCAAGACCCCTGGATTGAACGTGCAACTACTGACTTGTTCAATTCACTTACTGGTGAGTCAAGTGATTCAATTGCTGAAGTGCATCAGGACTGGTTACGGTATGGCACCAGCTTGCCATATGCAATCTTCCAGCAAACTGGTACTTCAAGAATGCTACAGCGTAGGCTAGTGCAACTGACAGAAATTGAACGTAAGGAACTAGCAAAGATGGTGCAACGCTACATCATGACAGGTGAGATATGAGCGTTGATGTTTACAGTGATGTTCACACTATTGTTGATAGGTCAGTTGTTGAACATCAAGTGGTGACTCATTTACAAACTTGGATGGAGTCTTACATTGCTGCAATTGAACGTTTCCATCAGTTGCCAGCAAGAGTGTTGCCACTACCAAAGTCATGGAGAATCAAACAAGAGTTTGCCAGAAATCCACAAGACACACTGCCGATGATTGCAGTTGTGTCAACAGGTTTGAATCCTGGTAAGCCTCCACGTCGTGACGGTGACGGCACAATGAAAGCATGGTGGATAATTGCAGTAGGTGCAGTTGTGTCAGCAGGGACCGATCAGGATGCAAAAGACTTGTCAGGTTACTACGGTGCAGCTATCCGTATGATAATGACAGCAATGCCAGAGTTAGGGGGTTGGGCATCAGGTGTAGAGTGGAGTGATGAAAGGTATGATGACTGGCCGCCAATACTGGAACAGATGATTTCATCTGCACGGTTGGTATTCACTGTTGAAGTTGAAGATGTAATCAATGTGTTTGAGGGATTCCGTGGACCTGACGGTGTGTTGACTGTACCGTCTGATCCATATGCATATCCACTTGAATACCCGGATATCTCAGAAGTTACTGTCAACGTTGACATTTCTTCTTAGGAGGTTTAGATGACACTACCGGGTTATGAAGTCAACATCATTGAAACTCCACCGAGTGCAGCGGAGTTTGTTGATATTGCAACCCTGTTCACTGTCGGTCCTGTTGCAACACCAGGTTTTGACTTGGTGTATTCAATTGACCAATTCGAGTTACTGTTTGGTCCAAGACAAGCTGGTGACCCTACGTGGGATGGTGTACAGACATTCTTCAGAGAGGGTGGATTCAGAGCTTACGTTTCAGGAGTAGCGATAGGTGCACTACCTGCTGACATTGTTACTGGTATGGATACTTTCACCAGTGACTTAGGACCAGGTACACTTACTGCATTTGGTCAGACTGATCCTACTGTACATGCAGGTCTAATGGCAGCAACAGCAAATGGCCGTATTGCATTGCTAGATGCACTTGATGATCCTGATGCTGCAACTGTAACTGCTGCTGCCACTGCACTTACTGGTACTGCTGGTGACAGGTTCTCCGGTATGTTCTGGCCGTGGGATACTGCACCTGGACTGACACCAGGTACATTCCGTACAGTGCCACCTTCAGCACGTGTCGCTGGCAA